TTCTACGCTGTGAAAGACCTAATTCATCTAAGATACCTATAACATCTGCACCTGATTCATTCAGATTATTTAAACCTTCAATGAAAGCCTGTGTTGCCCTGGCAGGATCATCTTCGAAAAATGCAGCAAAAGATTCTTCTGTTGTATCTCCTGTAGTTGCAGCTACTTTCGCAAATAAATTTAAGTTTTCTCCACCTTGAATTATTGCCTGGTTAATAGACTGAAATACACGAGCTACAGCAGTACCACCTGCTTGTGCAGGAACACCAATAGCTTGTAGTGCTGCTGCAAATGCTAAAGCATCTTGTGTAGTAGCACCTACTTGAGCTGCTGCCTGTGCAATACGAAGAACAGTAGTCATGATTTCGCCTTCTGTAGCAGCGAAGTTGTTTCCAAGATCTACTATTGTTGATGCAACATTTGAAAAAGTTTCACCATTTGTCTGAGCAATAGCATCAAGTCTAGCTAAACCTAAAGCAGCATTTTCAACTGTTAAGTTAGTAGTAGTTGCAAGTTCACCAACAGTTTTTATGAAGTCAGGTAAGTTTTCTACTGCAACACCTAATTGACCACCTAACTCACCAATTCTATTTAGATCATCCGTACTAACAGGAGTGACAGATGACATGTCTTTAATTTTTTGAGCTAAATTATCAAATTGTTGTTCGGTTGCCTCTACTGTTTTTCTTATTCCGGCAAAAGATGATTCAAAAGCCATTGAGGCCATAGTAGCTTTGAACAACTCCATTGTGATTGCGCCAACACCAATTATGGCTGTTGTCGCTACTCTGTTAATTTTAGCTGTATGTTCTTTAGCTGCCCTAGCTGCGTCAGCTGCTGCGTCATCAGTTACTTCTTTGACTTTTTGAACACCTTGATTGACAGCTTGTATATTGACATTAACTTGACCTGCTAATACCGGTGGCATTTTACATCTCTTCCTTAGCTACATTCTTTTGATCATGTATTAATGTATCAAGAGATGTAGCAACTCTTTCCCTGTTGCGACCTCTCCTCTTATCAAGTTCTTTTTTCCACCAACCTTTGGGTGGTTCATCTGATAAGCCTTCTTCACCATCATTTAAAAATGCTTTATACTGTGGTGCGAAAAATAAAGATTGATCTATAGGCATTGTACCAAGTAATCTGTAAAATTTACGCCATTCAATTTCCAAAGGATTTGAGATGTTATATAGTCTTTGGAAATCTGACTCGACAGCAGTCCAATTATCTAGGATATCTACTATCTTATAACTTATTTTGGGTTATCACCCTCACCTGTTTCGCCATCAATCTCTACTTGTGTTTCTTCTGTGACGACATCTCCACCCATCCCATATTCTGCAAGTAAAAAGTTTGCAATTTGTTGTAGCTGATCAAAGCTAACTTCTTCTTTTAGTTCTTCTAAATTGTCCCCACCAAATATTGATTCGAACCAATCTAGTAGATTAGATGCTTGAAGCGAGCCATCGGCATTTAGCCAACTCATTTGACTTAAAACTACACTTGCACTTAAGAATGCCGGGAATGTGTATTCCTTGCCATTTATCTTAATTACAATAGGTTCTAAGTTGCTCGCTTCTTTTGCTGCATCAAAGTCTTTATAACGCTTAGTCATATTTTCCTCCTATCTAAAAAGCATTATTAGTTAACTGCACCATCTGTGGATGCATTTGTGTTATCTACAATACGGAACATATTTTCTTTTCCGTTTGTTGTTCCCACGGATGTTGAGCTTGAATCTGGTACCAAGATCTTAAATTCAACGGCAAGCAACACCTTTTGAGGTGCTTTTTGGTGTGCCATTGAAAAAGCACCGACATTAACTGCTCTAGGAATATGGAAATGCCTTATTGCGCCTCCTGGTCCTTCTGTGACTAAAACCATAGATTTCTCTGTGAAGTCATCAGTACCTGGAGGTGTAAGAACATCAAATCCTGAAGCAAAATTTGTTGTGTCGTCTTCGGTAATGGTTCCACCACCGAATGCTTCTTTAAGACCGGTTAAACTTGCTTGTGAAAGCGTACCTGTCAAACGAATCTCTTGTGCTGTTTTAACAGACTTAATAGGATCAATTTCTTCTGCGACCATAATGTCTTCGAAGGTCTTGTCATATTCAAGAGTCCATCCATCTTCGGAATATCCAACATCAGTCCAAGCTGAATCCAGATCAGCCCATGCTGTTGCAGTTGTGTCATCTTCTGTAGGGAAGGCTGTGCCTTTTGGTCCTACATAAAGAACACCTGTTCCGATGAGAACATCAGATATTGAACCTGAAGTGTTATAACTTGTTGTAGCCATAAAGTTCTCCTAACTTATACTTACTAATAATATGTTTGCAAACATATCTATTCTTCTTCTGACTTATACCAATCATCAGAAATTTCTTCTTCAGCTACTTCATCGCTAACTTCTTTTGTGTTGTCCACTAAAGAAGTAGTCTGACTGACAGGAACGACTTCCCAATCCTCGTCCTCTGCTATGAGTCTAGGTATACTGAACTCATCCCATAGACGACCTTTGGATTCTTGTAGTCTTTTCCAATCAGTCCCATTAACTTCCGTCCATTCATTCTTGGTAAATGTTACACCCAATATCTCATCGCCAATTGCATCAGCAGGATATATCGGATTAACTTTAACTTTATATTTTGCCATAATATTTACCTCTGTAGGTAATATTAGATGATGATTTATAGATTTAAGGTTATTCCGAGTATCTGTAAGTCATATCAATAGACATATCAAATACTGCTACTTGTAATTCTCTAGATTCAGATCTTATTGGTGCAGTAGCTACATCAAGACTATAAATATGTGATTTAGTTCCACCTGAAGTTGTGACTTGTATATTAGATTCTATAAAGCATTCTTTATAGATTATTTGAGCTATGTCGCTTGCAGTTCCAAAATCAGGTTCAGGTTTAGTTCCATCATTTCCCCATCTTCCTGCATAAACTAAAACTCTCATAGCTGCTAAACCAATACCTGTTTGAGATGAAGAATCAAGCAAACCATTACCTTCTGCTCTTATAACTACAAAAGGTAATGTAGCCTCAGCAGGTAATCTAGTAGCTATTCTTGTGCTTACCTGATCAGTAATACTAGTTTTGCTTAACATCCATGCTCTGAATACTATTTCAGGATCTGGTGGTAAATTTGTTAAATTAGTTATTCCTGGCATAATATCTCCTAAAAAGGTACTCCAGGTTTAGGTACATCGGTTTCACCCTCTAAACCCACATCGACATGGTTGTATATGCTTATTTCATAAGCATCGTTTGGTGGTCTTTCCGGTTGAAAATCTAAATAACTACTTGCATTAGGATTTTTTTTCCTATTAACTATAACTTCAAAAGAACTTTGATCTGGAAAGTAATGTTTCAGACCACCTAAAACAGATTTACCGAACCAACCAAAGTTTCTTGCAGGTACAAACTTTGTAGGATTCCATTTGTAATAACCACCATAGTTAGTTTTCCACCAATATGGTGCTTGGTCTGCCTCCCTAACACCACCACCTTTTGAAGAACCGATGGTTATTTTTCCTAGTGCTATACCATTTCTAGATGAATATATTCCTCTAAATATAATTGAGTTATGTAAGTTTCCTGTAGCTTTTGGTGCTGCTAAACCACCACCAACAGAATGCATACCTAACATGTTATATTGTATGTCAGACATTAGCTCAGGTAATGAAAACTCTTGTATATCTAAACCCATTTGTCCATATTTTTTCATAGCTCTAGATAACTCTTGATTTATTCTTCCACCTTGCGATCTGTTGATTGATCTTTTTACTGCTGATGTCATTACATTACCATTATGCTTATATGTATAAGTATCTTTTTGTTTTGTGTTGAAATAGTTTTGAACTTTCATAGTCGCAATTCTTCCGTAATATCTGTTTGCAACACGAGTTGCTACACCCATATTTTGTGGAATCAATGACTGACCAGCTCTACCTGTAATTCTACCTGCAAATCTTCTTTGCAAACGAA